CAGCCACAGCGCAGGCACTGCTTAATGCGGCGATGAACCTTTGCCCGGCAGCATGGGTAGCCCTGGCTGTAGGAGCTGTTATAGGAGCGGTATTATATGCATGGAACACATTTGCCGGATTCAGAGGCGTTGTTATGGGCGCCTGGGAGGCACTGAAAGGCTTTGCGTCATTGATCTGGGATTTTGTTGTAGACAGTATCAAAGGAGTGATCAATGGCATCAGCGGCCTTGGACAGGCGCTTATGTATGTGTTCAAGGGTGATTGGAGCAAGGCATGGGAAACGGGTAAGCAGGCGGTGAAAGACCTGGTGGGAGTAGATGCGATGAAACATGCGGCTGACAATGCCTCCAAATTAGGTAGCGCAGTGTCTAAAGCATATAATGACGAGGTCAATAAGAAACCCGCGTCTAAGCCCGCGCTTGAACCGCCTGCTGCTCCTACCATGGCGCCTAAGGTGGCCGGATGGAGTGTTGCCGCTCCGGGTAAAACGCCTGCATCATCCAGCCTTGATCTTGTGCGGCCTGGCTATGGACCTGCATCAACAGGGAAGCAACCAAGTGCGCTTGATACGCTGAAGAATGCAACACCCGCTAAGACACCGGCCAAACCTACCGGACCAGCTTCAACTAAAATGAAACCGGCAACAGAGCATACCGCTGTCAGCAGGGCCCCTGAGCCATCAGGCGGCGGAGGAACGGGCGCCAGGGATAAAGTAGATGGTATCACCAACGGAGGAGCGCGTAATATCATTATCAACCTGCAAAAGCTTTTTGATAATATAAACATCAGCTCTACCACTATCAAGGAAGGTGTATCGGAGATGGAGGAAATAGTGACAGAAGCCCTGTTGCGTGTTTTGAATAGTGCAAATGCATTACCCCCACAACAACAAGTTTAATCATGGCATTTAGTTTTAACGTACAGAAAATTTTCAAAGACACGTGGGGGTACAACCCCGCGGTCTTTGATGTAAACTCTCAGAATATTATCCGTCAGCCGCAGCAGTCGTCAAAGATGGCCAATTACTTCGGCAGGGATCTTTCGGGGCGCTCCTATTTCATGCCTGTGAAACTGGGGCAGGTGGACCTTCCGAACCCGGTGATCAAGGTCACCAACAAGAAAACGATCGTAGAAACGGCCCTGGTAGGCCGTATAGGTACGGTAAAAGAACTGATAGGGCAGGAAGATTATAAGATCAATATCAAAGGGATCATCATTATGGAGGATAGCACCTACCCGGAAGATATGATCGCTACCATCCATGAGCTTTACAGCAGGAACACCAGTTTAACGATCAGCAGCGCATTAACGAATATTTTCCTGACGGATAACAATAGTGTGGTGATTACAGATATCAGCTGGCCGGAAATAGCAGGCGTGCAGAATGTGAAGACATATGAAATGAACCTGCTGAGTGACAGACCATTTGAACTAATACTTAAATAAATGTTTGTACTTAAATGCAAGATAATAATAGGTAAGTATAAGATGGTGGCCGCCACAGCTGTGAAGATAAAAAGGAGCATCTATTCCTATGTTGACACCGCCTCTATTACGCTACCTGCATCGGCCCGGTTAAAAGATAACGCCGCCAATGTGCCTGCATCTGTTTCAACATCCGCGAACTTCAAGGAAGGTGATATGGTGGAGATCTGGTTGGGATATGATAATGAAGCTGATCTTCATCTTGAATTCAGCGGATTTGTGAAAAGGGTGAATGCGGCTACGCCCTGTGTGATAGAATGTGAAGGGTACAGCTGGCAATTGAGCAGAAAAAATGTGCATTGGTCAACCGGGAAAAAGCCTGAAAAACTGAAAAGCCTTTTGTCAAAAGTGGTGGAAGGAACAGACATTACCCTGAGCAAAGATATACCGGATATGGAGGTACAACAGATCAGCGAAGGGGATATCAGTGGAACGGAAGTATTGGAATGGCTGAAAAAGAATCTCTACCTCACCGTCTGTTTTGCCGGAAAGGAGTTGTATGCCGGATTGGCCTACCTGGATATGAAGGATAAAGGGAAGATCAAATACCGCGTAGGATGGAACCTGGTAAAGGATAACGAGTTAAAGTTCAGAAAGGCAGACGATATAAAACTCCTGGTGAAGATGATCTCCTTTAATAACAGGAATGAGGCTATTAAAGCCGAAGCCGGCGACAGTAACGGCGCTATCCGGACCATTTTTGCGCAGCATAACACGCCGGCGTCGGAACTGAAGAAAATGGCTGAAAAAAATGTGAAGGAGCTGCGGTACGATGGTTATGAAGGAAAAGTAACAGGCTTCCTGGAGCCGTTTGCCCTGCCTGGTTATAGCGTTGTGCTGCAGGATCCAAACTACAGCGAACGGGAAGGCACTTATCTGATTGAAAGCACCGAAGTGAGTTTTGGGAGCGGTGGCGGAAGAAGGATCTGCGAAATAGGCCCTAAAATAAGTAAGTAATATGAGCAAACAACAGTCAAAATTGATTGAGGCGCTCAGAAACCTGAGCAAGGAAAAGGCCACCATCATACCCGCGCAGGTGGAGGAATCAAATAAAGAGACAGGGACCATCGACGTAGTGACCTTTGAAGGCGTGCATGTATATGATGTACGATTACGATCAGTGATAGATGAAGATGGTAAAGGCGTGCTCATATTCCCCGTTAAGGGTAGCAGCGTGCTGATGGCCAGGATCAATAAGAGCGACAATTACATTGTGATCAGCGTGCAGGAGCCGGAGTTGTGGAAATGTACATTAGGGGAAAAAAACCTGGAACTGGATAAGAAGGGCCTGCAACTAAGCGCCGGTGAGGAGTCGCTGAAGAAATGCCTGGATGATCTCCTGGACGAGATCATCACCATCTATGCCCCCATGAACAAGTCTGCCTTTACAGATATCAAAAACCGATTAGCTAAACTTTTAAAATGATCATATGCCCCTGAACAAAAACGCACTGGAACAAAGTATCAAGAGTGCATTCAAAAACATGAAGGATGGGAATGGCGATGAAGAACAAGCGCTGAATACCCTTTGCAGCAAGCTGGCTGAGGCGGTGGACGCCTTTGTTAAAACCGCGCAGATCAATTATATCACCGGCCTTGGTACTCCCAGCGGAGGACCGGTATCAGGAACATTTCAAGGTAATTTATCATGAAAGATATATTGTTAAATGAAGAACTGGACCTGGATATACGGGCCGGTGACCTGAATGCCGGTTACAGCGATCTGCAGCACCAGGAGCTGATATTGATAAACAACCGCGGAAACATAAAAGAGTTTCCCGCAGTTGGGGTGGATGCTTTTGGCTACCTGCAGGATAATGATACTGCGGCTTTGTTACAGGAGATCCGCAAACAGTTTACAGCTGATGGCATGCGGGTGAAAACGATCAACATTACGGACGATGGCCAGCTAAATATTGATGCAGTTTATGGAGACAATTAATGTAAAACCCCACCAGTGCCTGATGGACCTATCCATGCAGCAGAAGGGCAGTATTAATGCCCTGTTCGACTTTGCAATGGCGAATGGTATTAGTATCACCGATGATCTTACATCCGGCAGCGCCTTATGGGTACCTGATGTGGAGGTCATTGACCGGCGTACACTCCTGACTTTGAAGGAGGAACTGGTAATACCTGCCAACGGCTATACTGTAGAAGACGAAGCCGCCATCAAGGGCGGTATCGGCTACATGGGAATACAAATGGACTTCCGTGTGAGTTAAAAAGTAAAAAAAGAATTATGGCAAGAACAATCACCGAAATACAGGATGATATTATCAGCAGGATCAGCGCAACAGCGGGGCTGGCTGAGCTGAACAGCACCAGCAAAACGGCTGTATGGCGGATGTGGACCTACATTGTAGCCGTAACGGTATGGGCGTTGGAAAACCTGTTTGACGTACACAAAAATGAGGTGAATACACTCATTAATGAAAAGGCGCCGCACAGCCTGCGATGGTATGCCAACAAATCAAGGGATTTCCAATATGGCGCGGAGCTGGTGCATGAAGAAGATTATTATGATAATTCCAATCGTTCTGAGGAGGACGTAGCTGCACAAAAGATCATTGCCTTTAGCGCTGTAGTAGAACAGGAAAAAGGCCTGCGAATCAAGGTGGCCAGGATCAAGAATGACGACCTGGATGCCCTGGAACCAGGGCAGCTGGAAGCCTTTGTGGAATATATGAACCGCATTAAAGATGCCGGCGTTAATCCGCTGGTCATAGAAAGCAGGCCGGCAGACAGGTTGCGGTTGTCGTTGAATATCTATTATAATCCGCTGGTGCTGGATAGTACCGGTGCAAGGCTGGATGGCACTGATCCGGACCCTGTAGGGAAGAAGGTACGGGAATACCTGAAGAACCTGCCCTTTAACGGCACCATGGTGCTGGCTTACCTGGTGGATGCATTGCAGCAGGTGGACGGCGTAGTGATCCCTCATATTTCGCAGGCGCGTGCAAGTTATGGAGA